GGTCTGGTCTTCTACTTCAAGCTTTAAGTATGAACGCTTGACATCAATCAAGGTAGCAAGCAGGTTGCCACCTTCTGCTGGGACGCTAGGCTTCTTAGGTGAACCATCATTGATAATGTTTTGTGCTTGTTCTAGTACCGTGTTATCTACAATGGATGCAATCACGTGAGGCAGAACCTGTGCGATCATAGCTGTATCATAGAAGGCTTCATCACCTGTTCGATAGCCAGACTTAGCGGCCTTCTCCTTGCGAGCATAACGCTCAGCCATACGCTTCATCTGCCAAGCAATACGCTTCTCATTGATAACACGCTGGACTGGGTTAGGTTCATTAAGCGTCTCGTCGAACTGTTTACCACGTGTTAATGCCCAAGCAAGGCACTCTTGTAATACATCATCTCGTTCTACGTAGCCACGAAAGCGACGGGCTATTGCACTAGCAACGCTAGGTGCTATGTCGTAGATAGATTTATGTAGCTCAGTCACAATCAGGTTCTTCTACCTCTGGCCATACGCCATCTAGTACCATCATTGCAATAGCAGAATAGTTTAATAGATCTACAAAGCTATCACGCAATGACTCATTACTAGGCTGAACGCCAGAGTCAAGTAGGTTATTGATACGAGCTATCTTGTCCCACATACGTACACGCAAACCATTAAGTGGTCCACCTGGTGAGTGAGCAATGTTCTTTGGGCCGTAGTCGTGATGCTTACGCACCAGTAGGTTGCCAGCTTGATCCATAATACGCCAGACATCAGCGATGAAAGCTTCATTTACCTTGTCGGCGTAGGCCGAAGGAGTATAGTCTCTGTTTCCATATTGATCTCCAGGATCTGGAAGCCCATATGCTGCAAAATCTGTACCATCTGTAGCCATTCGTCTCTACTCATCCTTCTCACCTAGTAGCAAAGCCTTCGTAGCATCTGCGCCATTGGCCAGATAGAAGTCATTGATGTCCATTGATGGAGGCAATGTTACTATTGTGCTGTTTGATATCTCCTGTGCGACACGCTTGGAGAACTCAGCTCCTGGGTTAGTGCCATCCTCTTTAATATCGTTATCTCCAATGACAAACACCCTGTCATAACCTGCAAACAGCTTAACAAAGTGTGGCTTCCAAGCTTGTACCCCAGGTACACCTACTGCTGGTATGCCAACAACACCTGACAAGATAACAGTATCTAGTTCACCTTCACATACTGCTATGTATGATGAGTCAATAGTTATATCACCAACGTTATAGAGATGTGCCTTCTGTCCCAATGGGGATCCATACTTGGGTTTGCCATCATCTAATCGTCTGAACTTATAGCCAACACACAACCCAGTAGCTGTGATGTAAGGGATAGATAGCCACCCTCTGTGCATCTCGTGACCGTTGATAGGATCTGTTACAACACCCAACGAATACTGTTGGGCAACAGCATCAGATATTCCACGTCCTTCTAGATAGTTTAGAGCTTCCTCGTTTATCACCTGGCTGTAATGATTGGCCGCTTCCAGCAGTGATTTCGATTGCACGATTGAGGGCATCTTTGAACTCCAAATTCTCTATTTCCATAACAATATCTACCGAGCTGCCACCCTTACCGCAGGTATGACAGTAGTACAGGTTCTCGTACGTGTTCATAACAGCACTACGTCTGCTGTCCTTGTGAATGCAACAGCGTACGGAAGCTGATCTACCTTCTCTTACCTCACCGCCATAGTGAGCAACAATTAATCCTACGGGGATTGAGTCTGCACTAACTCTACCTTTACCCCTGCTCGCTTTACGTGTCCTGGACCAGTCTTGTGCTGGCATACACACCCCTTATCGTCACACTTATCGTGCCAATGAGATGAACGCTTGTAATGAGTAAGAGTATTCTCTTCTCCTGCCTTATGACAGTTCTGGCAAATCATCTTCTGTTTCTTCTGCAGCAAGAGCTGCTTCTAGTGCTGCCTCTACCTGCGCTGCTGGTATAAGGATCTCTGTTGTTGTTATTTCTCCACCTGGTACTGGCATTACTGTTTCTCCTTTGTATTTGCGTAGTTAATTTCTTTGCGAATCTTTGTTAGTTCTGTTGCAATCACCTTCATATAATGGATCATCCATTCTTCAAAGGTTTCGTAATCAGGTTCACTATCTCTCATTGCTTATCCTTCAACCATTGTGTCAGGTCTTGTATTACCCAAGCATTTTCTATACCAGAGTTGCGACGCTTAACTACAACATAATGCAATGGAACTTCCCCAAGACCACGTGCATTGGCGTAGTTAAGCGCCTCAACTTCTGCTTCTCTCCAGAATTCAGGCAGGGAAAGGGTCTGCCTGTTCTTGAGTTCAAGGATATAGGTTTTTCCCGCAATAATCGCAACCATATCCCCTTCATCCTTACTGCCAGCTTTAGTCAAGCGTTCAGCAAGAACTCCCATTTGTCGTAGCCACTTGAGAACATCGGTTTCAAACTTCGATCCCTTACGTCCATTAGAGTTGGCCATATGTACTTTCCTCTCCTGCACTACGAAGGTAAGCTCTACCTTGTGCATCATCATCACCAATCTGACAAGATGCAAAGTCTACGAATAGTGATGCCCATTGAGAAGCATCAGCATAGTGTGGACCAAATCGGTTCTTGACCGAAGCCATCCGCAGTAAACCTTGTGACGGATCATAACCTAATGTCAGTATCAAAGCAGGTAATTGACTTACCTTTCCGTGAATGGCTCTTCTAGGTGGAGGCATCATAGGAGAACCATACTCGCTTTGTTCGCTGACGTGATGGAGTACTAAGACGCAAGCCTCTGTCTTACGTGCCATATCGTGCAACTCCATCATAATTGCACGTAGCCCTGCCCACTCATTGTCTGTTTCAGCAGCCACATTCATTAGGTTGTCTATGACGATTAGCTCTGGAGCTATTCCATAGAGTTCAACGTAGGCCTTTATCTCCATCTCAATATCATCAAGAGACGGACTGGAGTCAAAGACCCATTGAATGTGTGATGTCTTAACCAAGTGTGGTGCGTAGTAATTTTGTTGCTTCTCTATGTTGTGTTCCACAGTAACCTGACTGTGGCCCGATAGGTGTGCAGCAGCACGGATCATTACAGTTGCGGTATCAGTATCGGCAGAGAAGAAAAGCGTAGGCACATTTGCTTTGATTGCATAGATCAATGCGAACATTGACTTACCAGCATTAGGTGCTGCAGCTACCATACAGACTTGACCGCGACGAAACTTTATAGATTGCTTAACTAAGTTCTTCCACACATCAGGTAGTGGCGTGGCCTTTGTGGTCACTCCACTCCAAGCGCGGGAAAGTTTAAGCACTATTCTCCTCATTCAAAATTATGTGTCTTGCCCTGCGTATCTTTCGTCTATCACCATCGGTGAGTCCACCCCAGATACCGTGGCGTTCTTTACGAATACCCCACTCAGCACACTCAGTAATGTGCTGGCAACCACGACAGATTGATTTAGCTGATGCAATACTTAGGCGAACCATTTTGCCTTCGTTTTCCTTGTCAGGAAAGAAGAGATCGCCACCTACTTGAGCACATAAAGGAACCTCAAACTCGTGCGGTTCCCGCATCTGCTATGCCCAGATAGTTGCGCACTTATCTACTGCACCCTTTGGTGCAGCACACATCCAGCCCTTCCAAGGGCCACGAGCAGAAGTACCTGTACGGAAACTCATTACACCGTGTTTACAGCTTGGTGCTTGACCTTCAACGACGGTAGGTGCAGCAACAGGTGTTGCATTGAAAGATTGTGCTACTGATTCAGCAGTTGGTTCTGGTACTGATGGTCGTCCACCATTAAGTTCTTTATCAGTAGTCTTGATGAGAGATGAAACCATTGATAGGTCAGTAAGACCTGTCTCTAATTCCTTGATGTCAGTTGCGTATAGATTGATAAGGGTTCCGCTACTTGTCTTGAAGTTAACTTGGAACTTTGTGTTTTCGTTTGCAGCCATTTACTTTCCTCCAGATTGTTTGATTGTTAACCGTAATGAATCTGCACCTTGCTTAGTTGGTACAAAGCCAAGTTTAGCAAGTACTTCATCTTTGTCTACTGATGTAGGTCCAGCTATCTTGTTCCAACGAACTTGGATACCTGTATCTGTAACTCCAGCAATACCTTCAAGAGCAGACTTTAGTGAATCTTTTTCCTTTGTCAACTCTTTGATCTTCTCGTCTAACTGTAAGTATTTCATCGCATTGGTTGAGGCATCCTTGTCTTGGATTAACACCTCTTCACTAGCGATACGTTCTTTTTTTAGACCAACGCATCCTAACTGCCCACTTGCGTCATAGAACTTGCAATAGAACTTGCAGTAGTTTTCTTCTCGCTCTGGCTCTGGTGCTACCTCTGATGCCTTGATAGCTTCCAACCAAGACAATGCTTCTAACGCCATCGCTTCGTTGTAATCTTCTGTGTGTACCTTGACATCTCGCTCATCACCATCACGTGCTATAGCAACTAAAGATACACGCTTTACATTGTGACCATTCTTAGCCAGTAGATAACCGTAGGTCTGTACTTGCCAACGCTGTTGTGTTGATGGGAAGTATAAAAGGTTCTTTACCTTGCTAGTCTTCCAATCAATCACATCGCCAGTGCCTGGTACGTAACAGTCAATGTGTGCTTTCATTCCATTGTACTCAACTGCAGTTTCAATAAGAACATCTTTGTTATCTGATAACGCTTCTTCGATAGCAGCGTGGATAGCAGTACCCATAATTGCAGCAAGCTTCATCTCATTGTCGTTAGTCTCTGGTTGATCGTTAAGTCTGTACCAGACCTTGCGACGACAGCCACCTAACTCTGATGGACCAATTTGCACCTGTGTAGATCGTGAACGCTTCGCATCACCTGCACGTAGTGCAGTGAGTAGTAGTTCTTTAGGATCAGTAATTATGGCCCATCTCCTTAATCTCTTCTTTTGAAATTACACCCATCATTACCCAAGAATCAATGAGTTCGTTAGAACATATCTTGACATCTATTGAGTACATATTGTTGCAGTCTTCACAGCGCCAAAACATATCAGCAAATATATACTCTAACTTCCTATCTGCTTTCATCCTAACTCCCTAATTATTTCAATTGCTTGATTGCGACCATTAGTAATTCCTCGTATGTAAGCAGAAGGCTTACCAGTTTCAATCTCTTTGAATTCATCTTGAGGTATGTGATAGGCAGCATCTTGTATTGCTTTAATAAGATCAGTGAGCATTCTTGCCCCTTGTTATCATAATTGCAAGGAATAAAGCATTGCAATAGCCATTATAGAAATTGTAATATTCTGAGTCTTTATCTTTAGCAAGATCTAAGCATCGTTCTCTTACTTCTTCAAGTTCTTGTGCAATTACTTCTCGCATTGCCATCGGATTAAATGAATGTGTCAGTTGTGCTGACTGCCAGCCCATCCTATGAAAGTATTTAGCAGCGTACTCATCTGTCATTTGCATTAGAACTCAAACCCTGCATACCAGAATAATAAATTAAAAGTTACGTGGTACTTATCAATATCAAAACCTAAACTGATACCACTATTGCGTCCCCAGTAAAACCAGAATTTACCTATCTTCTTTTCCATAATTACATCCTCTCCTGTACCACCAACTGTAAAGGCTTACCTGTATTAGCGTCAAGAACCGAAGCGATCTCAACGGCTTTACGGGCGTGTCTCTTTGCGTAGGCTAGGTCCAAATCAGGCTTGATAGCTGAATACAGATAGCCAAGAGCAAGCTGACCACCAGAACCAATGCCATACGTTCCGTGATTGCTTTGGAAAAAAGAGAGATCACAAGCAATACGAAAGATATTGCCGTTAAAAGCAATGAGATAATCGAAGCCACCATCTTTGTCCACCTTGTTATAGTCGTAGTTGTTATCGCTAAACGCTTCATTGATACTTGGGATAATCTTCTTACCCATAAATTGCGCTGGGTCCTCACCTCGATAGAGTGGAGGCTTCCAGTTATAGGCAAGGATATCTCCTGGTCTAGTATCACCTGAGATTCCAATGAGATACTTACCCACCTCAATAATCTTTGGAGTTGAGGTAGCAAGAGTGACTAAGTTATCTTCTGTGATCTGGCTATCAGCTACTAGAACAGCGTAGTCAATTCCTTCTACTCCAACGATTGTGGTCATTGGGCAAGGCTACACCTAACGGCGTGTCGTCGCGTTAGCGACACCAACTATGGCTACCATATGAGCCGTGAGGCGAATTACTGAAGCAGGGAGCGAAGCTCCTAGCCGTCCGTCTGTGTGGTTCCGTCTACTCACCCTGCCTAGACTATGGTCTAAACATACCCTTCCTAAGCCCTTCGGGGCCGATTTGCGGGGTTTAGGACCCATCCACGTATGTACTTGTGGGTCGCAGGTTTTTAACGTGATGTGTACCTTTGAAGAATATGAGATTGTCTGGTACTTCCTTGATGCTACCTGTGTTAACTGTGGCAATCTAGTGACAGTTCCTTGTCCAGTTGATGCTCCGTAAAATGGCATAAAAAAAGAAGCCCACCCCTTTCGGGGTGAGCCTCTTTGCCTCGCAGTTACTTCTTATTCAGAGCCGCGACCAAAGTCTGTTGACTTAGGGTCAAGCCACTTCAATACTGGACCTGCTACTGCAGATACTCCAGCCATCGCTAGTGCCTTTGGATCGGTTACGCCTGCTAAGTACAGAGCTAGCACGGATGCTACTGCTGCACGAAGATATGATGCGAGTACTGCTTTTGTTGTTGCGTTCATAGTTTCCTCCTATGGGGTTAGGACTTTGCACCGTGCAATTTGCAACAGGTACAAACTTCGGTCTTATATGCCTTCTTGACTGGTACTGGTTTTATATTGGCAATGATCTGATTGACAACCTTTGGTTGATTCATCCACCAGAACCAAGGGCTGGTGTCATTACCCATACCATCATTGATAGAGATATGTAAATGCTTAGTGTGCTTGTTGCTGCCAGTATAAATTCTATTGCCTTGCTTAGCCTTTTCTTTAG